GAAATGGCGTTTTGATTATCAGTTCAATTTATGATTCAGGTTTTAAAGATTATGCAGGGGCAACTGTGTATAATATAGGCGGAGAAACAACCGTTAAGCCTAATACGCGATTTGCACATTTAATTATTGCAAAAGCGGAATCCTTACATAAATATGATGGAGACTATGGCGAAAAAAATTGAAAATAAAGAAAAAGAAACTATAATAAAAATGCTGACTCCTGAAACATTCAATTTGGATGTTAAGAAGTTGTCAGATAAAATGCCGGTAATGGATGCAATTTTACATTATTGTGAAATGAATAAATTAGAATATGAAACAGCTGCTTCTTTAATATCCACAGATCTAAAAAGAGTCTTACGAGCTGAAGCTGAAGAATTAAATTTCATACCGACCACATCGAAACTACCTATCAATGTTTAAAAAAGTAAAAGAGAGTTTGGATGGGTCGTCTTTGCTAGAACACAACCACCTGATTGGGTAACCGCCCTATTCCAAATGCCATGAATGAATTTGAGTGTTATAGTCTTTATACCTCTCTTAAATTACATTTTACTACAGATTACGATTACTTTAAGTATAATGGTAAATGTAATGTTACACCTGAGTCGTTTAACAAACGAAGAGAGCGATTCTTTTTTAAGAAATTATCTAGAGAATATCCAAATCCAGAATTAAGAGATTTTCTAGTATCGAACTTTTTAAGTGATATAAATATGTGGATAGGGGATGCTTTTGGTGAAAAGTGTGTTTCAACCTATCGTGACTGGCGGAAGCGTATTGAGAGTTTACAATACATTTTTCGTGAAGATTGTTCGAACATCATGTCAGATGATTCGAATGAGTTCAATGCTTTATTTGAAGTAGTAGATGGACAACATCCACCTATTCTTCGTTATGCTTTAGCGAAAAAAATAAACATTGAATCTTTTATCATCCTAGATGATATTTTATGTTTCATACCCAAATTTAATAGAGATCTTCAGGACCCAATCGTGTGGCCGGACTACTATAAGAAGTGTGTGAAATATAAGCCATTCTTTACTCATGAATTTGAAGCAAGCAGAAAAAGCTTGAAAAAAGTTCTTGACATTTAATAAAGAATGTTATATAATATATGTTATATTATGATTAAGTGAATAAAGCGTATACAACGAAACAAAGCAGTTATAAGGAGAAATATGTCGTTTGCAGATATGAAGAAAAAAAGAGGTTCCTCATTAAGCCACCTCAGCGAAGAGCTTAATAAAATCAACAATCCCGGATTTGGTGTAGATGAACGTTTTTGGAAAGCCGACTTAGATAAGGCTGGAAACGGTTATGCAGTCATCAGATTCTTGCCCCCTATTGAAGGAGAAGATCTTCCTTGGGTTCGTGTTTTCAATCATGGTTTTCAAGGACCAGGTGGATGGTATATTGAAAACAGTCTTACTACTCTTGGTAAGAAGGATCCAGTTTCTGAATATAATTCAGGTCTTTGGGCTACAGGTGTAGAAGCGAATAAAGATATTGTTCGTAAACAGAAAAGACGTTTGACTTATTATGCCAATATTATGGTAGTTGAAGATTCAAAGCGTCCTGAAAATGAAGGGAAAGTTTTCCTTTTTAAATTCGGGAAGAAGATCTTTGATAAAGTCAATGATCAGATGAATCCTCAGTTTGAGGACGAAACACCTGTTAATCCTTTTGATTTCTGGGAAGGAGCGAACTTCAAATTGAAGATTCGTAAGGTAGAAGGCTTTACAAATTATGATAAAGCTGAATTTGCTGCTCCTACACCATTGTCAGAAAATGACGAAGACATGGAAAGGATTTGGAAACAACAGTATTCACTTCAAGACTTTTTGAAGCCTGATAACTTCAAGTCATATGAAGAATTATCCTCACGTTTAAATAAAGTTCTTGGTAAAGGAATTGATCCTTCCATGCAGAGAGCTGAAGATACAGTGATAGGTCCTGTTGATCATACTAGTGTACCTTTTGATGGTGGAGTTCCTAATAGGCCTGCACCGCAACCAACTGTAAGTGCTCAAAATGATAATTTGGATCAGGGTAGTATGGATTCTGGAGAAGGAGATACTCTTTCTTACTTTGCTAAATTAGCTGAAGAAGAATAATCATTCATTTAGTGGTCATCTACTGGGTGACCACCTTTTTCAATGAATCTTTTCGTGAACTAGTATCAAGGTCAGTCTGGAGGACGATGCCTTCGGTTTTGGTGGTGACTACTGAATTATCTACTACATTTACTGGTTGTCTATCTCTTTCTTGTCTTGCTAATTCCCTCTCTTCTTTTCTTTTTCTCTCCTCGGCCGCCACAAGTCTTTTATATGCTTCTGGATCATCTTTTTCCATTTTAGCCATTTGGTAATGTTTTGAATCTTTACCGAAAATTCCTTTGGCTGCCTTTTTCCCTAAAAATCCCATATCCATCATCAACCTCGCAATAAATTGGGGAATTCTTCGGACGAAGGCAAAGACTGGTTCTAGAACATGATCGTAAATTGCATCGGTTGCCATTGTAAATAATTTTTTGATACCAGTAAATAAAGAAAAGTTACCATCTTTATCTCTTAGATTTTTATCAATAAATGCTACTGCATTTTTAAAATCGAATTTTTTTAATATCCAAGCAACTGCTTCACCTAATAGGTTTGGTATAGCAAACAATACATCGTCGAATACAGACTCTATACCGGCCCCTATTGCGCCTGTAATACCACCTTCTTTATATCCATCTACAATATTACTTATTACATCAAACGCAGAAAAAAGGAACCCAATAGGAATGAATACCTTACCAATAACTTTTGCGATCTTACCTACAAAACCTAAAATGTCTTTTAAGGGTTTGATCCAATCAGTTAAAGGAGCAATTATACCTGAAAACGTTTTTGCGGCTTTTGTAAGAATGCCGTCTTTAGGTCCGAATGCACCTTTGAATGAATCTCTAAAAGAATTAAAAGTTTTAATTGGATGAGCTAATGCTTCTGCATTTAAAAATCCAAGAGCACCAAAGTTAAGTACGTTTACTAATTTGAAAAACCCTTTAGTAATTTTTAACATAGTACCAAAGATATTATCAATGGCAGTTAAGAATCCAGTCTTTACTTGCATCAACTTACTACCTTCAGCAAACATTGGCATCTTAAAGAATGCTCCAAACCTTGTACTAAATCCTGCTTTTGCTTTTACTATGCCTTCAGCAACATCATCACCTATATTGAAAATTTTAGTTTTCAATTTAGAAAACATACCTTGTTTTTTAATGACAAGGTCATCAACTTTTGCAGGATCTAATCCTAACATTTTTATAATACTGGAGTTGAATTTTGTTTTAGCTAGTTTACCTGCATCTGCCGCTTCGTCACTTATTTCTAATATATTAGCGTGCTTCTTCAAGAACTTTATTTTAGCTGCGTCGGATAATCCTTCTGCATCAGCAGCAAAAGCCAACATCTTAGATTGGGATTTTAGAAACTTTAGTTTATCTTTTTGAATACCGTCAGTATGGTCAGCCATCCATGCTAACATTTTAGATTGCTTTTTCAAAAAGCCGGCTTTATCAGCAGCGGACATATCTTCAGCTGTATTCATCCACTTCAACATATTCGTCTGAGCATTGAAGAACTTCAATTTATTTGCATCTGTTAATTTTTCAGCATCAGTAGCCCATGAAGCTAGTCTACCTAGAGTTTTAGTAAAGTTGTTTTTTTGAGCGAGCGCAAATTTGTCTGTGTCTGGGCCAAATTTTAAAAACTTTCCTATATCATCTGCAAATCCAGCCTTTTGTTTAGCAAGTTCATTAGGAAATTTTTGTTCAAAACCAAAGTACTTTTTTAAATTAAACCACATACCACTTTTGGTTTTTCCTAAATCTTTAACATCTCCAGGAGGAAATCCTAAGGCACCTTTGATTTTATCAAAAAAAGATGTCCTATGAATTTTCATATTATCAAGTAATTTTGTGAACTGATCGCCAGTAAAAAAAGCTGTTATCGAATCTTTAAATAATGCTAATCCGGCTATAGCCGCACCGCCGAGTCCGGCAGCTAATCCACCCCAACTAAAATCTAAGCCACCTAAGGATGGTGCTCCACCTCCTCCACCACCTTTATCTTTATCTTTAGCTAAACGAGCGGCTTCCATTGCTGCTTCTAATCGCTTTCGTTCAGCATCTTTAATAAAGTCAAGGTATTCAGCAAAGAGATCGGCAGTTCTAAATGTGTTAGCTTCGACTGATTGTAATAAATTATTACTCATATCGCCCATGCGAATTGAGTTAGACCAATATTGTGTCTGCGCATCAAATGAATCTTTCATTTGATTTACAAACATGCCGCTAGAAATAGCATCTGCTCCTAATTGTGAAGACACCTCATCTTGCCATTTTTTACGGGCAGCATGTTCTTTTGGATCTGTTTTTACTGTCTCAGCCATGTCTTTGTCTTTCTTCTTCCATACGTTGATTTTCTTCTTCTATATGTTCAATTAAGAGGGCAATATAAAGGTCTCTTTCGTAACACATCATATTTTCTATCTCAGTCAAACTCCATTTATGATTCTGTATTAGAGAAAAAATGGTTTTATAATAGTTAACTAAACTATTGTGACTGAGTATTAACCGAAAAAAGCCTGTAGCCCCTCCAAGGCTACCTTGTCTTTTTTACCACATTTTTCGCACTGCCAAGATACTTCATGTCTTAATTTAGGCATGGTATTAAAATAAGCAACAATCTTACCAAATTGATTTTGATTTAGACTGTAAATAAAATCTTCTAATTCTTGTTCGGTACTATTTTTAATATCATGATATTCTTCTTTATCATATATTCCAGCAATACATGCTTTGGTAATTTGAAAGATAGAATCCATTTGAGATTCCTCTGCTGGTCTTGTCATTCTATCAATATCTGGATATCTTAATTGCACTGATATTTTATCATCAAGTTTAACCAGATCTTTATGGTCTTTATTAATATGTAATTTAATATCATTACAATTAATTTCAACTTGTGTGGTGCCATTACACCCATCTTTTTCATCAGCTGTTGGGTGTCTCATCCCAACTGTTATCAATTCACCTACTGAGCGCGCTCGTAAATTTAAAAATAACATTTCAACATCAAATGCTGGTAGGTCATTTGTAACAAGATCCTCATCAAGGCAACAATTTTTAATAATTTGTTTAGTTGCAGTGACAATATCTTGCGTATCTCCACCTTCAAGTGCTGTTAATAAAATCTTTTCTTCTTTAACAAGAAAAGGTCTATATTTAACCGGCCTATCTACGCTATGTAATTTGATCGTATAGGTCGGATTATCTATTACTGGTAAACTCATAATATCTCCAATTCAATAAATTATATCGTGGTCCATTTATGACATGCAAAGCTCACATTAAACTGACCAAGTGTGTTATTTGAATCCCATCCTAACGTGGTGGCATCAACGTTTATTGGGAATGTATCCATATATTTAGTACCTGTTGTTGCTTCTTCTTCACTAATCGATTCATTGGATTGATCAAATGCCAACACAGTTATATCGCCTTTATAATCATCAAAATATTTCATATTTCCGGTTTCAGTTGGAACACAAAAATCCATCCATTTAATAAAAAAGTTTCTGGCTTCCCATGCATTAGTAATGATAAATTGTAATTGATATTCAGTGTAAGTATTTTCTCTTGCCATTTTACGAACAGGGCCATAATGTTTCAAATCTGAAGTAGCTATTGTTCTCGCACCTAAGGGAGCCTGATTACAAAAGAAAGTAAGTCCTGCAGGCAAATGAACCTTACTCGGTGGTTTTATTTTCGCCACGAATCTATTCATTGGGGCTATACCACCCGCCTCATCCAATTTAGCTAAAAAATCTGTCGTATTCATAAGGTCCTTATCATTGCTTGACTATCCATCCAGACTTCAGATTTATCAGCTTTTCTAAAATCTTCAACAGGTAAATGTATTGCTGTAGCCCATTCATCAGCAGGAACATGTATAAATGTGCCTGAAGAGTATGTTATATCGTATTTATGTATGGTTGGTTTAACTTCTTTATATCTAACAAAAGGTCTTATGTCGCTGTAAGAAATGTCTATATAAGTTCTTGAAGTATCCTCATTTAAATTAATCCGGACAATTAATTTTTTCATCAATGCTTCTCTTAAATGATGCGGCAGATAATGAAAATTTATTCCTACAAAACCTCTTGACCAAGCTTCAATTGGAATAACTAACGGAAACCTATCATAATATTTTAATTTATTTTTATGCTTGGGATCATAGTTCATAAAATACATATGACCCATTTGTATTCTGTTTTCGCCTCTAGCTAAACGAGCTTGTTCTCTGGTACCTTCTGATATAATTTTATATGGATCTTTAATTCCGCGCGATCTACCGACGGTTAATTCCTGACGAAGGGTATTAAATTTATCCCTCAACCATACAATTGCTTCATCTGCTAGTTTTGTTAGTTTTAGTGCCATGTATTATTTAGATAATAATTGATCCTCGGTTAATATAACAAATTTCCAATTTTTCTTTTTGCAAACTGCACTTGCTGCTTTCCACTTTGCTTCATTAACCCCATATCTTTTCATTTCTAATAAAAATCTACCAGTTTTTCGTTTTCTGCCGGTATCTTTAGGGGGAACAGTTTGTTTCTTAGGTTTTATTTCAATTAAGGAAATTTCTATAAGACCGTCATGTTTTTTAGTTTTTACCCAAAAGTCTGGATAGTATTTGTGTATTCTTCTATCAAGTGGGGATCTATATGGAATTACTACTTCTTCACTAGCCCATTTAATAATACTTGGATTCTCATCACAATACACCATAAAGCGTCTTTCCCACAAACTTCTATAAATTATCTTAGTGGGATCACCTTTATATTTGCTTCGATTTTTAGGTTTATACTTTCCTTTATAAGCCATATCAATTCGTTATAAATAATTTAATATATTAGGCTATTTATACAAGAATAACAGGAATTTTTTACATGGCAATTTCAGACACAGAAAAAAATTTACAATATCCATCTGACTTAATGAAGACAACCGAACAACATTGGGTGGAGTTTACGGCCTATCCTGCGCTCTTTGGAGGAAAATATTCTCCAACATCAGATTTTTCAATAGCTCTTCCAATGAGTGCCCAAGCAATGATTAGTACTTCTGAAGCTATATACGCTGAACAAGAGGGATTAGGAACCGTATTATCTGAAACGGCCGGTAAGGTTGCAGGTGGTTTAAAGCCATGGTTTACATCGGGCAAAGGCATAGAAAAAAATGTTGCAACTACTTTAGCTGGAATTACAAAGGATATGAATCAAAGTACTGGTGAAAGTGTAGCAGAACATGGCGTCGCACAAATGATAAGGAAAAATGATTTTTTAAAAAGAGCTGCCGGTGGTTTAAATGTTGCTATTAATCCTAAAATGTCTTTATTATATCAAGGACCTGGAAAGTTTAGAAAATTTACTTTTGAATTTCCCATGATAGCAAAATCAGCAGGTGAATCGGACATGATACAAGGTATTATAAAGAGATTTAGAATGGCAACATTACCAGGTTACACAGATTCTCATGTAACTAACGCCCAGACTTCTACGGGATCCGAAGCAAAAAGAGGAGCCGGATCAAACTTTTTTACATTTCCAAGTAAATTCAAAATTCATTTTGGTCACGGTGGAGGAACAGGAAGTTCGCTACAAGGGAAGGAAACACCCTTTAAAATAGCAGATAGTGTATGTAATGCTTGTGTGGTTAATTATGCCGCTGCCGGTATTCCATTCTTTTTTGAGAATAATCACCCGTTTGAAGTTAAGATGACCCTTACATTTACAGAAACAATAATTATGACCAAAGAGTTGGTCAATAATGGATTTTAATGTCTTATTTTAGTTATTTACCAAAAGTAGAATATAATATAACAAAAAGTAAATATTTTGAGACCTCAACTGCTGTTGATATATTTGTTAGAAATTTAATAAAACAGAACGTTATAGATAAAGGCGTAACGTTTGATCTACATACTATTGGAGACGGTGAAAGACCGGATATAACATCATTCTTGATTTATGGAGATGTTAAATATGATTGGATTATATTTTTAGCAAATAGGATGTTTAATCCTTATTTTGATTGGCCTTTGAGCAGTCAAGATTTTAGAAAATTACTTCAAAGTAAATATGGTACAGCTGAACGCGCAAGAAAAGTTATTCATGAATATCATCAAATTATACAGCCAGCAACAGATTCTGTAAGAGAAATAAAAGTTGTAGTTGATAATGAAACATGGTCATCTTTAAATGATTCGGAAAGAAGTCGAATAACAAAATATGATTATGAATTTAAAATAAATGAAAGAAATAGACAAATTAAAATAATTGATAAACAATATATTGAAAGTATTTTTAAAGAAGCTCAATCAAAACGATATGGAACGTAAAGTATGGCGGGAAGAACAGATGCAGAAGAAACAGGGGAAGGGTATGAATGGCATCAAACAGATAGAACTCCTACAACATCACCGGTAGAAGATAATTCCACTCAGGCAACTGCTCGGATTCCTGGTGACTATAAGGTTGAAAAGTTAGTTCTTTTGTCACCTAATATAGATGCAGAAATTGATTTAACACCGACTTTTGATACTATATCTATATTTGAAGATATAAGCACACCTTATTTATTAATGGATTTGTCTATAGTGGAATCATACGGACTAAGAGAATTGATTCCTCTTATTGGTGAGGAATTTATTGAACTTGTGGCAGGCACTGCTGGTGTAACAGCAAAATCCGGTTCACCATCACAAAATAAATTTGATGGTATTATTAGTAAAGTCTTTAGAGTGACAAGCTTGTCACCGATAATATCAACATCTGAAAGAGTTAAAAATTATGTTATACATTGTGTTTCTGTAGAGGCAATTATTAATGAAAAAACTAGAATAAGTAGGGGATATAGAAAAAAGTCAATTGATCATGTTATTAAGGACATTTATAAAAAAAATATTGTTAAGCCTTTGGAGAATGAATATAGTAGTTATGTTGGAAAAGATAAAGTTAAACCATTAGTTATTGAACCAACCGAAGGTACTCATGATATTACGTTTCCTTTTAAAAAACCATTTGATATTTTTAATGATTTATCGGAAAAGGCTTTAACTCTTAATGAACCTGAAGAAGAAAATGTTGCGCAAGCACGTGGTGATGTTCCACCGGCACGACAAGCAGGTGGTGCATTGTATATGTTTTATGAAACATTATCTAATTTTAGATTTGAAAGTTTAGAATCAGTTTTTAAACGGACCCCTAAGCGACATATATATGCAAAACCTAGTCCCTCAATCAGCGCAGATGATATCATAAATGGTTTTAATGTTTGCCTAGATTATCAAATTGATGGGCTCTTTGATATTATTGATAACTTACGTGCCGGAATGTATGCTTCAAAATTAATAACTCATGATATGACACGGATGCGATATGATATTACAGGTTATAGTTATGTTCTTAGAAATGATACACCTATTTCAATACCTGAACCTTCAACGGGCATAGAAACTGAAACACAATCCGGAAGCACAGAACCAGAAGCATCTAAAAAGAAATTAGCAGATTTAACTTTGTCATTAGCTAGAACTGGTGCTGGCGGTAAATTATGTACAGATAAAAATGACCTTTTACATGATAGTGATGATGGTGAACGTTGTAAAATAAAATTTATGGCTACGGATTTAAATCACGCTTATTTTTTTGAGGCGAATAGAAAAGATGCCGGAGGCCCTAAAGAAAAAGGAATAAAAGAAAGCAATCTTGAAAGAAGAGTACAATTAAGAGATTCACAATTACAACAATTAGATAACATTAAACTTACACTTAGAATGTATGGTGATTCATCTTTAAGAGTTGGAGAAATTATAAACTTTTATGCTCCTTCTCAAACTTTGCAAGAAGGATCAGAACAAACAGCCGATGTATTTTTAAGTGGTAAATATATTATAACAAGAATTAAACATATTATTAATGCTGAACAATATCTGATGAATATTCAATGTAGAAAAGATGCTTGGTATTCTGATTTACCAGCGTTTGATCAAGCACTAAATGCATCTCGTTTACTTGGTAATACTTCTAAAGACGAAGCGAAGGCTAGGGCCTTAAACGTTAAAATCTCATCCGGTACAACTGATGCGAGCAATGCTCCAGATACAATTACGCCAAATGATGAAACCATATGACACATAGTATAAGGATTGAAAGATAATGGAAACTGACTTTATGGGCAAAGCTGGCTTTATTTGGGCCATCGGTGTTGTTGAGGATAGAAATGATCCTCTGTATCTAGGAAGATGTAAAGTAAGATACTTAGGTTGGCATACTAGAGATAAACAAGAATTACCAACAGTAGTATTACCTTGGTCATTTCCTTTAATGCCAATAACATCCGCTTCACAAACACAAGTTGGTACAAGTCCCACTGGCCCTGTTCCAGGAACTTGGGTTTTATCTTTTTTTAAAGACGGTCTAGATGCCACTGATCCAATTATGTTAGGAACATTGCCCGGTCGGCCTGATAAAGCATGTGATCCACGTGATGGTTTTAATGATCCCCGAACTTGGCAGCCCAAACCATTTCAAGTAGATGACAACGGTGCGGTTATTGAAGGATCAGTTGAATTTAAAGATGTGCCCCAATTTCCATTAAAATTGAATCGGGTTAGGGATAAGGGCGTTGAAATTACAGAACGTACTGATGATCCTAATAAACATAAAGATAAAGATATTTGGGATTTTTCTTATAACTTTCCTAATATAAGATTTTTAAATGAACCTACTACTCCTAGATTAGCTAGGGGTTTGCAGGATACATCAGCTAAAATTCTTAATAGAGTAAGACCAGGTCCTGGGCCTACA